CGCACAGCAACAATGTAATAATAAAGTTGGTTTATCTTGTCCTGTTGGTAAGGACGATAAAGTCTCCTCTAATTTTTTCTGTTAATTAATCTTCATACTTTCCTCATTTATAGCTATTTATTATAATATAACATACTGTAAATAAAAAATCCAATCATTTATTAAAATATATTATCATCATTACTCACACTAAATCATAAAGGCAAGTATATAGTATATACACTATTGCAAAAAAGACATGGACTTTGACAATGCTATATTTATAAAAACGCTATAGACAATTAAAAATTATTTTTTCTATTAATCCAAGCAGTTGAAATATCCATTGCCGTCCTACAAGCATTTGTTTGGTCTAAAGTATTTAGCATAACAAAATCATGAATTATGCCCTGTAGGCGGACAGCAGTAACATCCACACCTGCTCTCCGTAACTTTTTAGCAAAAGCCTCTCCCTCATCTCGCAGTACGTCCGCCTCTCCATTGATAATCAAAGCGTCTGGTAAACCATGCAATTGATAATAAAATATTACAACGATTTTTTAAAACAGGTGCATACTGATTCCAAAACCACATCATTCCCTCACGATACAGATAATATCCAGATGCAAATTGAAGATAGGAAGCTGTTTGAAAATATGAATCAGTTACCGGATAATAAAGCAACTGTTTGTGAATATTAGGTCCGCACCTCTCTTTTGCAAGCAGTGCCATGGCAATAGCCATATTGCCGCCAACGCTATCGCCTGCTACCATAAGTGCATCCCAGTTCATAGCAGGAAACTGACATTTTATAAGTTCAGGTAACATACACAGCACATGATAACACTGTTCAATAGCAACAGGAAACTTAACTTCTGGAGATCGCGTATACTCCGGAAAAATCAGGATAGAATTTGTTCGGTAAGCCAATTCACGCACTAGTTTCTCATGGGTATGAAAACTACCAAATACCCAACCTCCACCATGAATATAAAAAATAATACTTTTTATAGATTGACAATCTTTAGGGGCTACCATATATACAGGTATTTTTAAATTTGAATCTACCCGTACTTGTACACAATGAATGTTTGCAGGACACATAAAAACAGGAATACTCTGTGCATTTTCTAACACTTCTCTTCCTTTTACTGGAGACAATTGGAATATTAGAGGCGGTATAGCGCTTTTATTACATACTTTCTCTGCTTCAGATTCCAACGATACGAATTTTCCCATAAATAATCCCCCATTACAATAAAACATTAATTTATATTATGTATTCATACCGTAATAAGCCACCTGCATTATTTATTGAATATTTAAAGTAATGCGCCTTATATCAATATTTTTACTAAATTACAATTCATAAATACAAGTTATTAAATTTTAAAAATGCAAATATTTGTTATTTCTTGTTCTATCATTGACAAGCACACAGCAAATATGATATGCTACCAAATACAGCAAGGAGGCTTCATATGGCAGACAAAACATCTTTTAAAACAATTGCTAAAAATAAAAAAGCCTACCATGACTACTTTGTAGAAGAAAGCCTGGAAACTGGCATTGAATTGTTTGGTACAGAGGTTAAATCATTACGTCTAGGGCGTGTAAATTTAAAAGATTCTTGGTGTTCTATTACACACGGAGAATTATTTATTAATAATATGCATATCAGTCCATATGAGCAGGGAAATATATTTAATAAAGATCCGATGCGAGTAAGGCGTCTGCTGGCACATAAACGTGAAATCATGCGTTTATTTGGTTATGTAAAGCAAAACGGTTATTCCCTCATCCCTCTTTCTATTTACTTTAAGAATTCTAAAGTCAAAGTACAGGTTGGTGTATGCAAAGGTAAAAAACTTTATGATAAACGCCAGGATTTAGTTGCAAGAACAGCTAAACGAGATATAGAACGTGCAATAAAAGAAAAGTATCGTTAACTCATAATTAAAATTTTTATATAAGGGGGCGTAAAGGTTTCGACGGGGATTATGACCCATTGTAAGCGAGTAGTGGTGCGGATCCACTTAAAACGCCGTATTTTTAAATTAAACGACAACAAACAAGTTGCGTACGCAGCCTAATTAAGGTTGCCGTCTTATTTAGGAGTACCACGACTTAAATATAGACGTCGATTAGTGGTGTACGTGAATCAAGTTTCGCCTTACACTTGGTCATGAATTTAAGGCTACCAAACTTCATGGATTTCCAATTTGCAATGGAGTTTGGGAAATAAGAATAATTGGATACACTCGTAGAAAGCTTTGGCAAATAATTTTCGGACAGGGGTTCAATTCCCCTCGCCTCCACCATAATGCGCACATACGAACACCAAATGACCATTGTGGCGTTTAAAAATGTGTTTGCAGTATCATTTAAATTCACTGGAAAGGGTTAATCCAATTCAGTGATTTTTTATTATTTAAGTATATAATAAAAAAAGGCCTCTCTTACCTTAACTAAAGTGACCTCAAAAAATTGAGATTTACTTCGAAATGGTAAGAGAGGACTGTTTTTTTTATATTATTTCTGTTCTGTATCTGTATTGCTATCAGCCTTATCTTTGTTCATAAACTGCTTAAAAATCTGGTTAGCATATACGCTTACGCCGCTTACCAGTATGCCTTGTGTTAATGCGGTAAAAATCGCCATGAACACAGTTTGTACGCTGTTTAAAGGAGAAGTTGACAGTACATAAATAATCGAAAGCACAATGCCGCATCCTCCAATTATTAAAGGTATCCACCTATTGGCTATGAAGCTTGCTTTTTTGATTCCCATACCAATGATGTATAGAACAGGTATTAAAATTAATAACTCCGGCTTGATATATTCTAAAATATCCATATTACTTTCCTCCATTATTTCAATATTTGTGTTAAGATTGCCGCTGCAATACCAGATGCACATGCTCCTATAGCGGCGGCTATCAGTTTGTCCCACCATTTTGCAGGACGAGCAGTGACTTGCTTTAAGTCTGTTTTTACTTCATCCATATCCGCAGATAGATTGTCTACCTTATTATTTACTTTATCTACTTTTCCATCTACTTTGGCTAACGCCAATGCAAACGCCCTTAAATCTTTAACTTCGCTTTCTAATCCATCAATCCGCTTATGAGCAGATTTTACGGAATCATCTACCCTGCCTAATGTTACATCATTCTCACCCATACAATCACCCCTTACGGCAACCTTAATACTTGATTCGGGTAAATCACATCAGACATCAAGCCATTGAGTGCAATAATCTCTCTGAACCTACTACCGTCACCTAACTGTGCCTGTGCAATCCCCCATAAGGTATCTCCGGATTTTACTGTATATGTACGGTTAGATACTGCATTACCTGTCAGTTTGATGATTTGACCCATATATATCACATTGGGGTCTGCAATACCATTGATTGCCGCTAACTCCTGATAGGTTGTACCAAACTTAGCCGCAATGCCGCTTAGCGTATCTCCTGCCATAACAGTATATGTATCGTAGTGTGGTTGTGGTTCTTGCGGTGTTGGCTCCGGCGTTGGTTCCGGGATTGTTCCGTTTGTATAATCCTTATAGCACCAATTCATATCCACCGTATTGGCTGTAATGCCGTCTACCACGCCTTTTGACGTATATTGCCACATTACATAGTTACCGGTATAATCGCACTGTGTGTTGTACTGCGCCATCCATACGTCTATTCCCGCCGCATCTATTTTCGCCATATCTATGTAATTACGCGACCAATTCAGATTGGTATACAGCATGGGTATGTATCCTGTGGCTTTGATTTTATTGCAAAACGCAAGCACAATGTCGGCACATACTGATTTACCCAATGCCGCTTGTCTGCTTTCCTCCATATCAAACGCTACAGGGTATTGCGGACTAGAACCTGCAATAATCTCCAGACAGAAGTCTGCTTCTCTCTCCGCTTCCGCTGGATTCATAGCGTAGGAATAGTGGTAGAAGCCATAAGGCATACCGACATTTTGGCAGCCTGATAGATTGTTATAAAATTGTTTGTCAATCTGGTTTGGATCTTTCACTCCATAACCACTGCGAATCATTGCCCCTGCAATCCCCGCATTTTTTACTCTGTTCCAATCAATTTGCCCTTGATGTTCACTCACATCTATTACTGATAATTGCATATGTATTTCCTCCATTTTTATTTATGCTGATCTTCTCCACATGTAACATGTGATGTATGGTTGTAGGTTGTTGTGCGGTTGTCCTCCGCCGGTTGTACCGGTAACTGGATGCGCGGGATATTCTCTCGGATCATTGGTTTCCAATCCCTGCGGCACAACATGATTTGGCCCCGATGCCGCGCTCCAATATAGTGATTGTGTATGGACATGACCAGGCATCTCATCGACTGTTAGCGTATGTGTTTTACTGCCACCACTTTTTCCTGATTGACTAAAGTCACTATCTGATGGGTTTACACCTACCAATACGCGTCCCTGTGCAAACGCCCTCCATACTCCTCCGAACAATGTACCGGGGTTCGTTGATGAAGTGCTTATATAAATAGAACCTACTGGATGAGCGGCTAAAAATCCTCCTTCAACAGTGATATTAATGTCATCTGTAAGCGGTTGACCATTAATTTTTCTAGTCGTTGGTACCGCTCCAATATCTGAGGCAGATAATGTAATATCGGAGGATAAAGGTTGATTATTAATTGTCCTTGATGTAGGCACTGCTCCTACATCCGAAGCCGTTAATGTAATATTAGAGGATAAAGCCTTGCCGTTAACCGTTCTGCTGGAAGGCACTGCTCCTACATCATTAAACGTTAATGTAATATCGTTTGTTAACGCTTTATTATTCACTTTTCTAGTTTTGGGTACTGCATTTGCATCAATATTAGAAAAAGCGTCATTAAAATCAACAGGCGAAACTGTATCATTAATCGTGAATTGCGGTAGATGAAATGTATTTGTTTCAGATGTGTGAGACATAATATTTACTCCTTATTTAATTTCATTTGTAATAGATATTGTTAAAGCATATTCTCCATTTGGATTTTCTGGACTTTTGTCAATATCAACAGGAATTCTTACCCGCCTTTCCTCTACGGCCGATTTTTCTATTCCTAACTCAGTAATTTTTTGTTGCGCCTCGTTTTCTAAAATAAAGTATGTAAGGGTAAACTTATTACCTACAGTTGGGCTAATCGATTCACATTCATACCGCTTATAAGGAGTATTCGGTTCCAGCACCAGCCCCCCTACAAGTGATAAACAACTAGGATTATTATAGGGCGCTTTGTTATTGACAAATGTACCATCCATAACCTGTGTATATAACTCTTTATATTTATCTGTTAAATAATTTGCCACTTCATGCATCACCTCTATTTCAAATCGGTATATATCTTTAAATGTTTTTTCTTTAAAAAAATTCCAGGTTCTATTCTCTAATTCTCCCCACCTAGTAGCGTTACTACGAGTAATAACTACCGTTTGTTGTATGGTTATGGTATTCGTAATCGAAATTCCATGAATATTTCCGCTATTATCGCCAATATTAAACGACAATGTATGCGGGGTGTAAAATAACATTCTATAGTGATCACGATATAATGATGTAGTTGCTGTAATCTCTTTTTGCGCGCATAATCTGCCATTAAGATCGTTTATAAATTTGATATTCACAGATGATACAAAATAATTTCCATTTAATTTATAATACGGAATATCTGCTTGTAATTTTTGCCCTACTTCCCATCCGTCAACAAATGTGGAAAAAGAAACACATTTTATTGATTTCCTATATAAATCTAAAAAGGCATTTGCATTTAAAGCAGCGTCTTCAAAGGAGGTAATAGATTTATCTTCAATCACGTGTTCAATGATTCCTGTACCGCCGCGCTTTTGCTTAATTTCATTAATAGCTTTAAAATCCTCTGTTCTCGCTGTTATAGTTGTTAAAAAAGATACGCCTGCCACAGTACCAATAGAATCATCCCCATCATAATTATATAATTTATAACCCTTCGCTGCATATTTACTTTTTAACTCGATCGTATTACCTCCATGGCTCATTAGCGCGTAATAACGATTATCATCATTATGTATTCCCTTGTACCCTACTGGCTCAAAGACATATGCGCCTCTATCAACAAATACCGTAATAGCTGTAACAGCGGCTAATTTTTTCGAGCAAGTCAAAATTGTTTGCTCTTTGTTTAAACTCCACATTGCGCTAGGATATGCCGTACTGCGAGGCTTTGTTTCACCTTCTCCCCCTACAACTCTCACGGCGGAATAGGTTGCAAGCGCATCCTCAGAAGGCTTTAGATCAAATACTTTGCTTTTTGTATTTAATGTAATGGGTGCATCTGTATCGCTGTTTTTGCGTCTAAAATTAAAAATTTTATCATTTGTTATTTCCCAATATGATTCCGTAAGCGTAGCTAAATTATCTAATATTTCTTTACAGTATACTCCCCATAAATAAGATGGTTTTTCAAGTACTGTCAAATCATATCGTTCCACGATGCCGATTGTAACATCTTCGGGTATAATTCTAGCTTGTACTACACCCCTAAATTCCCGAATATCAGCATTATACCAAGGGTCTCCGTTTTTATTCCCCATTAATATTTGCGTAATAGTCGCTCCTGACGGAAAATTCATATCAACTAATACATTTGCTACTAAGTCAGCATTCGATGCCAAAGTAAGGTTATAAATTCTATACGCCACGTCAGTGTAACCTGTATTGAGAGCACGCTGCTCTAAATTAAGTACGGTTCCTGCAAAAATTAGATTTGTATCGCTGTATATCTCTACATAATCATATGTTGCTAAATTATCTGTTTCAATTGGAATTTTAACAGATATATTGGACGAGGTAACATGCTCCTCTGTTTGCGACAACGTTCCCCCCTCTTCAATTTCTATATCAGTGCGTTCTGCTTGATTAACATATATTTGAATCATTTATACCTCCTAGCCGCCGTATCTGCATACTGGTGCTTCGTAACACTTCTTGTAATTTCCCGACCATCTAATGAAATCGGGTTTTCTACCGTTATGTAAATAGGTATTGGATTTAATTTCGCATGACTAAATGATCCCGATAGATTTTGTTCCAATCCTGTCAATCCCCCCAGCGAATTAAATTTACGGTTTTCTTCTCTGGTAAGCACACGTTCTCCCTCGTCTAAAAATGCAGGGAAAAAATCATTTGGAACAAAGTCAATACCCGCTTTAAATCGTGGCAGCGTAACATTTGAGATTTTAGGGATGGACGGTAAACCAGTCCAACTCCAAATGTTAGATAGTCCGCCTGTAATGCCGTTAATCACACCTATAATAGAATTGATAACCGCCTCAAAAAAACCGGGGATTAAGTTAATAATTGCTTTAAAGGCATTTACAATCCCGTTCCACGCTTGTTCCCAATTGCCAGTAAAAACTCCTGTAATAAAGTCTATAATTCCTCTAAATACATCAATTACGCCTTTTACAATCGGCATAACCGCATTGATCGCTCCGCCTAATACAGATGTAAAAATATTTGCCAACAAGCTAATAACAGGCATCAATAATTGAATTGCGGGCATCAAAATATCTCGAAATAATTCAATGAGAGGAGGCAGCAATTGATCGATCAATTGCATCAGTGGATCAATGAGCATCGTAAATACTTCTATTAACGGAGGTAAGATCGCTGATAATAGATCATAAAGCACAGGGACAATTGTATTAAACAAATCAATCAGAACCGGCAGGATCGCATTTATCAAATCCATTAAAGGTGGGATGATTTGCTCCCATGCCACAATGAGAGTTGGCATAATTTCCTCTATCATGCTCAATAATGGCGTTAAAAGCTGATTGAAGTTTTCCGTAATAATTGGTAAGATGCTTTCCAACACCGGCATAATAGCATCTATAATTTTGCTTAGCATTGGGATTAAGGATTCCCCGAGCGGAATTAACAGTAATTCTACGCTGCGCTGCAATCCCTTAAACATGGAATCTAAATCGTCATACTTCATCCCTTGCATTTCTTCCATTGCATCGGCTGTAGCATAGGTACCATCTTCAATATTTGCCAGTTGCGTTACAACATCGGGGCCTAAGTCCTCCCACATTGTGCCAAACAGGTTTACTCCTGCTATATTTTGTGTCAATGGATCCTTCATTTTGGCTAAAGCAGTAATGGTTTGTTGAAATGCTCCTTTGGCACTTTCTCCTCCTGCTGCAAATTTTTTCGCCATCTCATCAGCATCTAATCCTATTGCAGCGAAGCCTGCCTTTGTTGTGTCAGAACCGTCAATAACACGTATTGACATTTCCTTTATTGCGTCTCCAACTTTGTCTAAATTCCATGCGCCGGTTTCAGCGCCCTGCTGCATAATCTTAAACATATCGTCGGCATCTAGTCCAACTTTAGCAAACTGCACAGAGTATTCACTGATACTATCCAGCAACTCTCCCGAAAAATCCAACCCATTTTGCGCGCTCACCGCAATTAACGACATTGCCTTATCGCCGTCAATACCAAAATGATTCATCATAGCGGCGGCGGCTCGAACGGATTCTGTTACCTCGTATCCAAATGTGTCTCTTAACGTTATAGCTTGTTTTGTGACAATTTCTAAACCCTCACTACCACCGCCCATATTTCCGATCATTTGATCTACAGCCGCCATGGACTGCGCAATGTCCTCAAAATCTTCCCCATAATTGCCCTTATATATGTTTTCCAGTACTTGCTGATATTCTTCTGTGGCTTCTTTCCCTTTACCCGTTGACACAATAAACTGGTTCATTGCCTGATCCATGCTGACTGCGCTATTTACAGCAGAAATGCCAACGCCCGCGGCCGCTCCTCCCACTAGACTAACCATACCAGCCGCAGCAATTCCTACGCCTTTTGTCGCTCCCAATAATTTACTTTCCCATGTAGATGACTTCTTTTCTATCGTCTGTGTCGCACCGTCAAGAGACTTGTCCAAATTAGTGTAATCGCCGGAAATATCAAATATAACTTGTTCATCGCCTTTTTTTGCCAATAGCCTCACCTCCTTTGGGTTGTCATCGGTGCTAAGACACTACTTGACTTGTTTTATCGTAATTTCAAATTCTTTTTTGCATTGTTTCCTTTACACTTCACCCATATACCTGCGCATCGTGCTACATCTGTGTAAAATATAGGTATTTCATACCCACAATACGGGCATTTAATTTTTTTCATCTTTTGCCATACTCCCTAAAATCGCAGCGATCTTTTTCAGTCCATTTGCATACGTTCTCATACGTTCGTCATCTGAAACTTTTAAGGCAAATTGTTGTTTTAGTTTCAGCAATTGGCTAATTTCTTCCGCATTGTACTTTGTTCTTTTGGGAATTGGTTTCGCCCTAATAGAAATAATTTTCATAAGGCGAGTTTCCTCGGATAACCCGCTAAACAAACTGATAAATTGATTCCAATGCAGCTTGCCTTGTTGCTCATATAAATCAATTTTATAACATTCCATGAATGCGGCATAAATATAGTCGGCATCTTGCGCAAAATCAAAAACCTTTAACCAAGAATGATTTTCACTGTCTCCGAAAAGCAAACGATAGATTGCTAATAACAGATTGATTCTATCATCAATCTTTTTTGGCAATCTTCCTACAACCAGTCTGGATAATGAAATCTCAATTTTTTCCTGTTCTGTCAGCCAATCCTGCTGTTGAACCTCCAATATCTGTAAAACAATATTAAAATACGGCCGCAATTTATAAAGCTTGCCATGATGCTCTATTTTGTAAGGGAGCTTTCCGCATAGTTTATTTTCCATACGACCATTTTTTGGGGTTCTTTAAGCGTTTCATCTTAGATTTAGCCGCGCGCTGCATAGCGGGAACCATGATATTGTTTATATATGGCATAAAGTCAACAAGCATTTGCGTGTAGTTATTTTCATAAAAACAAAGTATGTTCTCTGTATTATCCTGACCAAATAAGCCGTTAAATGTTGTAATGATCGCACTACCCACCATTTCAATGACGGCTGTATCTTCTGGTTTTTCTTTTAATAATCGCTGTGCCTTTACAAATTCCAAATTAGCCTCTCTAAACTTTTTAAGAGAATGCAACATATCATCGATTACAATATGAAGTTCCCGTTCGACTTCTCCATTTGTATTCTGTAGTTGGATGGTATCCTCAAATTTATTACACTTTTGTATAACGTACATATCTGCCTCCTTCGCTCAACCGTGGAAAATCTTATCCTAATTTAGGTTAATTCTGTATTTACCGTTGGTTTCCCATTAAATCTGATTTCAAATGAAATAGCGCTGTGATCTGTAGTTGCGCCGCTCCATTCCTGCATATTACAGATGGTCACTTCACATTCTAGGATCTCTTTTTTATTCTCTGAATTTAGAAAAGTCAGTCTGAATTTAGTTTTTCTTTCACTTCCCAGCGCATATTTTTTGCTGAAAATATAGTCTTGTGCAGGATCGCCAATGATACGTCTACCTGTTAACGTAACTGCCGGAGCCATACCTGTCACCTCGTTAGTCGCAAACCCTTGTCCAGACATAAAGAAATACTGCTGTACCACTTCATTTAAAGCCTCCGATAGATTATCAATTCCATCTGACAATTCAGCAAAAGTAGCTTGTTCGGCATCGCCTGTTGTTGAAATTTCAGCTTCTATGCCATACATCGTAAGTAACTTCCCCATTCAATCACCTCTAATATATATCGTTACTGTAAGTCCTGACCCATATAGCCATTGCCCATTACTTTCTCTGTCCAAATAGCAAGGCAGGTTAGAACTTTCTATATTTGTTATCTGCCATAATTTTTCTTGCGGATACTGTTTTAATTTTGTTATCTGCCTGTGAATATTCCCTAAAATATCACTAATTCTTTTCTGGTCTCTATTTTTACCATTTAAAACCATAGTCATATTAGTAATTGTATTTTTATTCAGAAACGTTGTTTCATGTATACCGGATGCGTAAGCAATGGATAAGCTGTCATCCACAGGCAATGAACCTATTAATAATTGTTGAGACGGTTCTATTTGTTGGATCATAGAAATAACCGTAGTTAAAACCTCATTGTATACGCTCATTTCCCCATTCCTTTTATAAAAAGTTTCTGTGCAATTTCTCCCCACTCATCTAAGTGTCTGTCTTTTGCCACCTTGCACCACATTAAAGATGCGTTTTGATTTATATCACGCGCAGGCGTTCCCGTAAAATACACTTTTCGCGCATATTCCGTAGACCAAACAAGCTGACCCTTTTGATAGTCGCTATGTATTTTCGCTGATTTTTTTAATCCGCCCTGATCCTGACGGCAATAATAATTACAGTCTTTTAATACTTGCATAGATAATTCCGGCATACTTTCTTCCCAAGCATTTTTTACCCGCGCTTTTATTCTGTTCCGATCCATTATAATCTTAACTTTACTCATTAGACTAAACCTAATTCAATATGATGCAATTTGCTGTCATCATATAGATGCTCTACTGTCTCGATGGTGTATTCCGTATTACGATGGACGATTTTTTGTTGAGGCATAAATGTAATCCCCTGCGGTCTTGAATGCGTACAGTCGTATATCATTGTACTTGTCAACTGTCTTTGCGTATTGTCTTTTAATATTACAACTTTACCGTAAGGCTCAAGTCTTACAAATGATAAATGAATATCTGTATAGGTTGAATCTTGCCACACATCAATTTCGTTTGGTTCTTTTAGTAAAACTTTATGAATCAACAATCTTTTAGGAATTGGCATCATATAACTGCAATCCCCCTGTATAACAAACCTGTAGGTAATAGATAATCCTCAACCATAGACGCATATCGGCGCGTATACATTGTGCCTTTTGAATAACTGAATTTGCCCAGACTGACAGAAGTTAAGCTATCCCCATCAGCGCCTCCATTTTGATCTAAGAATGTAACTTGTTCTGCGGTTGCAAATTTTACTCTTTGCTGCACCCAATCAGGAAGGGATGTAAAAGTATGGATTCTGTGCATTGTTAATGCATCTATCATGACACTTGCCTGTAAGATCAATTCCTCAATATTATGAGGAGGATCAAGTCCTGATAATTGAACATATTCATCTGGTGTTATGTAACTCATCTGTATCACCTCAATTAAGCCTTTTTCTTAATTAGCACAGTTGCAGGTTTTGTAACTTTGTGCGTATATATCTTTCTGCCTTGTATTGCGGATGCGCCGATATGTGTCCCAGAGCCATTCAGGTCTTGTACATGTGGTTCTACCGCCCACTCTCTTACGCGAGTACACCAGTTAGGGTGGCCTACAATATACTCTGTAGTGTCAGACAATGTATTGTCTTCAAAAATTAAAAAGCCTGCAATTTTTCCAAGCGCGCCGTTTTGTTTCACTTCATCGCCTAAATTTGATGCTGAAATAAATTCGGGCGACTTTAAGATCAGCGCAAAGACCGACGGTGAAACCAAAGCCCAACGCTTACCATCATTCGGTACTTTAATTTCAGATAATTTAGTTCTTGCATCGACCAACGATTCATACACTGTTGTTTTTTCGAGTGCTGCTGTGTCCCCAAAAGCTGTCGCTCTGCTTTCCAGCTCTGCTGTAGCATCCAATTCAATTTGTAATGCTAAAGAATACCCTGCGCTATCCAATCTATCAGCAGCTAAATTATCTGGCACACTCGCAGAATCGAAACCGTCAATAACCTCATTTACTGCATAATCTTTATCAATCACCGCTGTAATATATGCCGTTGTCCCCTCTGTAAGGGCTGTGCCTGTCTTCTTGTTATAAACCGCTACGGCAGCTTCTGTATCTCTTACAGGTATTTTAACGGAACCCGCTTTCGGATTACCTTCATATCTGTTATTAAAAATAACTCCATCTTTTTTGACTAATACATCACGTAATTTTGCGTCAACCAATTTTGAATATCTTTCTTGTGCCTCATGCGCCATGTTATATCCCTCCTATAGTTTTAAATCTGGATTTAATTTTTTAAAAGCTGCCTCAACACCGCTCTCTATATGGCTTGATGTTGAGCTTTGTCTTGTACCCCATGCTTTTTGCTTTTCATTCTCTACATATTGCGGGTTATTTTTTAAGTAATCTTTTAACAATGTTTCAAAATCATCACTATCACCCATATTCCTGCAAACCTCAAAAACAATATAATCAGCGAATTGGGGCATAACTTTGTTAGCTAAGGCGGCAGATTTGTTCTTATACTGCGTATTTTCATTTCGCAATCTTTTAAGTTCATTCTGCAATTCTTGTTGTTCTTTGTTTTCTTGCGATCCTGTGATTGGTTGATTTTCTTGCCATTCCCTAAAAGCCTTTAATTCCTCTTTAGATGGCATTCCTTTCATTTTTTTTGCAAGCATAGCGTCAGCAATTTTCTGGGCTTGCAGTTGCAAATCGTTTTGTTTGTTACCACTATCAGAAGTGTCGACATGCTCCTGAGTAATTTTAACTTCTTGTTCAGCTTCTTGATTATCTAATCGATTTTCCTCCATTTTATTTCCTCCCGTTTATAGCTCGTCAGCATATCCCGTAACACCTTTTTATGCCATGAGTACGTTTTAGGCAATATCAAAACGGGCAATTCTTACTCGATCCGCACGATAAGTTAAACCCTTGCTTTCACAATAATCTTTCAATTCTATATTTCTATTCTGTGCTTTTTGTTTAGCTTTGATATAAGCATCATGATCCCCTAGTTGTTTGTACATCTCTGCCAATCTCTTTTGCGCTTTTACCTTGCGCTCCAATTCCCGCTGACCCTGTTTTTCTTGATACCGTAAATCATTTTCAATAATATTTTCAGTAGGAAAATACCGGCGTATATGAATTCCTTCTATATGTGGATAAACATCATGCCCACAGTTAATACCAAGTATTCCATCTGGCTCTCCGTATGAACTGCTAGTCCAATGCGGATATTTCCTGCTTTTATTTTCTCTATCAAATATCTTTCCTTGGTCTTTAGCGCATTTTGGTCTTGCTCCTGAGTGACTTGTTACCTCTAAAAGACTTATGCCATAATCTTGCATTCGCTCGAATTGTGTTTGATGCGCTACGTTGTTAACTGTTGTTCTTATGTCCATGTTAACATATGCCTCTGGAGACCATTCACGACCACGTTTATCCACAAATGCAGGAATACCGCGTTCATTAAACTCTTGTAATGTTTTCATTAACGCTTTTTGTCTGCTGTACGCGCCAGTTACAACGCCGCCAGTATTGTTTTGTAATATCGTTAAGAATTCCTGTTTATTTGCTATTTCCAGCGTGCTTTTAACTAATGCGCGATACACTTTCTTTGCCTTATATTGCATAACGGTATTCACCATATTCAATCGGCTTTGAGCTTGTTTTTCATACACCTTTAATACGCGAACTATTGTTTGATGAATTGGAATCCTTGTGTTGTTTATAATCCCTTTTTTTATTAGCTTTGCAAATCCTGTCTCATATTGAACAGCCGTTTTGTAGGCTGCACTTTCTAAGATTTCATGTAGCAGTTTAGGCGCATTTTTCATCTGAGTTTTCATGAAGGTTAGATTTTCTTTATGTAATCCTCCTACCTCTGCAAGCATTTTCAGTTCCCATTCAGTAGAACTGGAAATGTACATGTATTTTATGAGCCTGTTGACAATATTGCGCATAAGCCTGTCCTCTATAGAAGCAATCATATGTAATAATGGTTCAGATAAATTAAGTATCTCTAACGGATTCATGTTGTGCGCCCTCATTACCGAATAAATCAATATCACTACCCATTATGGTTCTGTTTTCCACTACTATTTTTTGATATTCTTTTTTTGCTTGTTTCTCATCCAGCCCATGTATATCCATAATGGCTCTTACCTTGGATTTTAGTTCCGCTCCCACTAATTTAATATTGTTATCAATTCTTGTGTTATCATCATTGATAACGCTATCATCAAACAATACTGTAGTCTGTAAGTCTCCTTGATACCCAGATAAAAAAGCGATTGCTTCTACCATACCCTTTAAAGCAGAATCTATGAGTATTTCGTGTTTACATAAATTTTGATATAACTCTGATTTTTCACTGATAACTTCTGTTGCTGTTTTAATGCCGCCTTTGTTAAATTGGTATCTGTCATTTCCTAGTCCGGCTTTTTTAGATGCTAAATTTAAATTTGTTTGCAGCCCCTGTTCATGTTCTTGGGATCGGATAGTCATATTAATCTCTTTTAATTCCATATCCTCGCCGGAATATTGATAAGCATAAAACGCAACATCCCTCGTATCAAATATAGGTTTTTCTACTCCTTCCTGCCCCATTTTAATTTTTGCCATAGAAGCCGGAACCATTATTCGCTTACGCCCTAAGTCAAACTCGTTAATATAGCTGTCATACACAAGATCTAACCCCTGAAAAATGGGAATAGCATTAGCATAGACAGATATTCCCATAGGACATTCCAAATCAACATTGTTTATGATATTGGGTTTTATAATCTGAAATAATGGTTTTTGGCTTCCTGTACGAACTGTTTCTTCAATATCGCTTACAGTTAACTTTTCTCCTGTTTCATAATCAAAAAATAGATTTTCAATCACGTAATAACCGTTCTCTACCCTATGTAACATGAGGTATATACATTTTATATTGCTTACAACTTTAATACTGCCAAATGCACACTCGATGATTTCCCCATTTTCCCATGATAAGGGATAAATCATTTCAGCATTGATATAGTCGATATTAACCTTTCGATTTTTGTCAACATACTCCACAAAAGCTCCCGTCCCCAGAGCAAACGCAAGCTCTATTGTTTGATTCGCCCTTGTTGTAAATAAATTACTTTTTAAAGTATCATTCAATTGTTGTTGGAATGCTTCATTTACATTGATACTTACTCTTTCGTTAAGCAATAAGTTCGCCCAATCTTCAGATATTAACTTTGCCGCTCCTATACTTTTTCTAATCTTTCCGACTTGCTGAACGCCGTTATAAATTTTATAATTATGAAAACTTGTAACTAACCCTTGATACCATTCTTTCCACTCTTTGATATGCGATAAATAATAATTGTCATCTATGCAAATAAACCCTCGTTCACGTAAATACTCAGAGATATTAAAAATTTTTATCCCCCCTATAGAATATAATTCTTATAAAAATAGTTGTTGGCATATCTCGCCTCATCCATTGCATGATTATAAGCATCAACGGGATTCCCATGCTGATCTAAACAATACATACCAACCTCTTTTAAAAAATTGGAACAACCGTATTGTTCATTATCTACTAAAAAAAATTGACCGTTTGATATGGAGTTTTGCAGATATTCAATACCAACCCTTATTCCTTTAGTACCGCCTTTTATGTCCTTACCGTTGTTGTCTGCCTTTTCTGCCGGTATACCTAATAACTCTAATTCCATACGTAACGCTTTACATGCAGGGTCAATCTTACAACAAGTCTCTCGACACTGCGTTAAGTTGCGGCAATACGGAATAAACTCTCGTGCGATTTCCTTTGCCTGTACGCTCATCGCCTTCTTTTCTCCGCTATAATACCAATTAGCCACACGATACATACAATATTGATTTTTAATTCTCACAATGACATAACAGCTAATCGATGTTGCATCCGTTAACCCTCCATCACCTGCAAAGAACATTTCTAATATCTGCGCATCATCCGGTATGTTACTTACTATGTGTTTTTTATCGTCGAACATGGAGTAAATTACTCCCTGCGGAATTGCTCGGTGCCCTTCCCAATCCCTCGCATATAGATATGGATTTTTCTTTAATGTTTGTCTAATTTCTTCTTTTCGTTCTGGCGTAATGATAGGATTATCATCCATAGTCCAGTGCTGCCAATATGTATCTTGTACATCAAAAACATCTGTGATTACCGGATCGTTAGGCGCAGGAGGATTTAGGTCTGCTATATGCCATCTTTTTTTTGCCGCAAAAGTCCGCCGAAAACATTCCTGTATCATATTCATATGAATGAGATTGATTTCGCAGAAATATACCGAACCTAGGGACATACCCGTTATAGACTTATGACTATCTGCTTTGCCACCTCCCTTATAATATACAAGCCGTTTCCCTTTAGGGGTGTCAATTTCTAAATGGTCTCCATGTTCATTATGTCTTATCTGACAACAACCATTAAATATATGTAGCAGCCCCAACCCATCGCTTGCCATTACAAGCTTAAATGCTTGTTCTTGATTATAAGCAACTACTAAGTGGTGAATGTCATCCGTTTCAATTAAAAACCGTGCAAATCTAAACACAGCCGCAGTTGTTTTAGATGATCTTGGGGTACCCTCATTTACTTCAAGACAATGTACGAACGGCATTGTAATAGTTCTACGTTGTTTATCACTCCATTTCATTCGTGTCCCCCAACAAGTCAACCAATGACTGCATTAAGCTCATATCCGGTTCTTTATTACTTCCATCCTCACCAATGAGATTACGCAACTCCTTAATAGCTGCAATATCTCCCTTTTTTGCCTGATTAAACAACGCCAATACTACTAATTGGCTATTGTCTATATCTTCAATAGGGATACCCATTTTAACCAAAGCATTATAGTCTCTTGTATTTCCGACGGGTAAATTCAGCAGCACGTTCATACTGTCTTTTAAGAGCTTTCTTTTTCGTCTGGATTCACCGCTGGCCTTACCACCTTTTGATCCATTTCTCACGGCTTCCTCACGGCTTTGTTCCGATGTAAAGGGAATTAAGTTTTCTTCATTTGCCAACACCTCACCTCATTAAAATAGAATGAAAAAAGACAATGCAAAGCAAGTCTATCATTGGTCTGGCTGTC